AATTTTGCAAGTAGGGTGGACATCGTATTTCTCCCTATATCCGTAGACTTTGGAAACAAAAACTTGCAAATATTTAAGTTCAAAAAAGCCTATGTCTAATACCTCGCTCACCTGATCTGCGAACGGGCGGTCGCGGAGAATCAGATGCACCAAATCCTCCTGAAACGATTTTCCAAATTTAGATAAAGAAACCTTTTCTTTACTGTCGATCACTTTTGTCCCTTATGATCGTGACAGATCCTCCGAAATGACCGGAATAGCTCACCCACATTCAATTCTCCTATGCCGTCTTGTATAAACATCTTTCTAATTTCAGTTTTGTTTAGTTCCGGCGTAAATTCTTTTAGCGTGTAATTAATCTTATTCTTTACTTGTGCCGAGATACTAGGAGAGTATAACTGCATCAGTTTATAATTTTCCCTTATGATATCCTCCCCCTCTACTATTCTAGCATAAACCTTGAGATTGCTTTCTTGGTTTTTGCAGAATTCAACAAGGTGATTTATTTCACAAGTTTTTTCCTCTGACAGGAACGGGAATCTCTTTGAGAGAGTCGAGAGTCCGACACCCTGGATCCCGGACAAGTTATCACTTTTGTCTCCAGACACGGCACGTGCCAGGGCGAAGTTTGTCGGGTGAATTCCATATTTTTCTACAATTTTGTTTTTATTAAGTACCTCTCCCTGAGAGGGTCTGTAGAGGACAGTCTTCTCTGTCAATAACTGAAAAAAATCCTTGTCAGAACTAACAATAACCTTCTGCCAATCCCTCAAAAGAGGGTGGCCAGAGACGTACGCAATAATATCATCGGCTTCGATACCGTCAGCTACTAACTGTATAATTGGCATTTCATTGATATATTCGAACAGTCTCGTCTGCTGCCATATCTTATTGGCAACTTCCTCCGACTCGGTTAAGTTTCTAATACTTCTGTTCAGCCGGATTGGCTTCCTACCCTCTTTGTAATTTTTATTAACAAGCTTCCTCTTCTTAGAACCGCCAATACCATCCCAACAAACAACTACAGTATCCGGAGATACTTCGCGCACCAGCTTGTTCAAGATCTTCATAAACCCCTTTAGCCCACCAATTGGCTGACCGTTCGTTGATAACGAGGGATCAATTATATATGCCCTAAAATACATGTTGAGGGCGTCAACAACCATAATTCTTTTCACAGTTTTACCTTTTCTATCCCTACTTCATTTTTTGTGTAAACAACTTTCTTAACGCCGCAGAATCTTAGAACATCAGAGCACATCTGGCACGGCTTAGACAACCTATATTCGCCATGCCTGTTAACTCTGACAACATACATCGTGGAGCCCTGAGTTATCGATTTATCCAAACCCAAGACACAACCTAGTTCTGCGTGATGAGTGGCGTGACCACACACACGAGTGTTGCGGAACCTGTTTCCAAATCTCTTATACTTGTCTTTATTGTAGGAAACGTTGATGACTGAGCCGCCCTTGACTAGTACGGCGCCATGTTTAAAATGATCATGCTCACTTCCTTGGGCGACTCGTCGGGCCAAATCCAAATACCCCCTCACTCGATTAGAAATTTTCATATATGTAGGATACCGTATAGCACCCTAAAAGTCAAGAGGTTTTTTGTTCAATTCTTAGTTAACCGCTTCCTCTTCGATATCATAAAAATTGGCAGCCTTCCCAACCTTGTTTTCAAAATTCTTGATGACCTCATTATCCATCAATTCTAGAACGCGTGTCTTAAACTTCTCTTCTTGTAGTTTTTCCAACCAGTTCGTTTTTTGAAACTTCTCTTCCTTGCCATCTGCATATATTAAAGTGTACCATGCGCCGGCATTTCGAATAGATTCTGACCCTTTGACAGCATCCAGCCAACTCTCCTCATCACAAATCTTGATCTCCTCTCCTCCCCAAAGAATCTTAAAAGTGCATTCTCTCCCCTCTGTACCAAATCGTGACTTCTTGATCTTAGCCTTAACCTCCGATCCAACTCTAAAACCATTTTCATCTAAAACAAAACTGGCCTTTGCTTTTCTACCAGTCAGCCAAATACGTAAGGAACACGCGTATGCGGGAGCCTTACCACCAGGGGTAAAATATGGCGTCGTCATTGCCTCCGCAATGTTGGAGGTGATGTTGGTCTTCAACTGGTTCAGAATCAATAAGGTGGATTTTGTGTTTGCCAGTGGCTGTGTAAGCTTTTGGAAACCCTTGGACAACACTCTAGATTTCATTGCCATCGAAGATTGCGGATTAAAATCGCCCTCTATATCCGAGACAGTCGGCGTCAATGCCAAACTATCCCAAATAAACAGACAGCGCTCGCCAAAGCCCAAAAAATCTTCAATTGTGCTTAAAACAAATTCCACATCTGAAGCTTGCACATAGACCAAATTTTCTAAGTCACAACCGGCGGCCGTCAAGAATCCAGGATCAATTGCCGACTCCGAATCAAAATAGACAACGTTAATACCCATGGTTTGGGCATTGGCCGCGATCTGGGCGGCCATATATGACTTCCCTGTTGATTCCAATCCGGCAATTTCAACGTATTTACCAACCGGGATCCCGCCGACTTGACCCTTACAGATTATAGAATCCAACCATCTAGAACCGGTAGGAATCCAATCCTTGACGTCGGTAGGGTTTTCCTTACGTAAATCATACGCTACAGAACCACCAGCTTTCTTGTTGATGATATCAATCATCTCCTTTGGAGATAACTTACCCGGCTTTTGCTTTTTTGATGTACTTGCCAATTTTTCCCTCTTGTTAGTAAAAAAATAAGGCACCTGTTTTTTCTAAGGCCGTGCCTTCCTGCGCCTGGAGGGAACTGTTGTTACGCAGTCATCTCGCCAGTCAACTCGCTGAATGCGCGATCGACTGCAGTATCCGCCGTTCCATTACCACCAAACCGCGTCTCCTCAGTCTCAGAGGAAGAATCTCCGCGGAGAAGAAAATCGTCCAGAATCTGTTGTACAGTTTCCGGAGTCTTCCGCTCGAAGATCTCATCAAAGTCGGGAATATCTTCCAACATTTGAGTGCTCTGTTCCTGATCCTCAGTCAGGTTACTAGACCGGCGACGGGGCGTGATCTTAGTTTGCGGGAATTGGGCGCCCGCTGGCTTGCCATAATGAATGACAAGATCTGTACCCTCGTCCGGATCAGTGATGTCACCATATTCTGGATTCAGCACCAAATTGAGCAGGTTCTGATAAACCATCTTTCCGTAACCCCAAACCTGCACTCCCTTGTCCTCCTCACCTCGTACGATTACCGGTGAAAAGAAGCGCTGACGAGCCATCAGATCTTTCGCCATCTTAATGCTCTCTTCCGAGCCATCGCCAAACAAAGAGCGGATATAATTATCCAATGGATCGTCCTCACCAAAGTTCTTCTTTGGGCTCAAAAATCCAGAAACCTTGTTTCCCTGTGCATCCTCTAGATTGTAGTGAAACCAAAATTCCTTAAAGGGGTCACCATCCGACGTCGGTAGAATACGAATAGTAGTCTCCGAATTGTCAGTGGGTCGCCAAAAATTAACATTTGAATTTCCGGATCCACGGTTCTCTAGAAGATTCTTCTTCTGCCTCATTCTGTCCATATCGATAGCCATTATTTTCTCCTTTTAATGATGGGACTCAGCTAATTTTCCAAGCCCCGGCTAATTCTGTATCAAATTCGATGCAGCAATGCAGTAGACGATGTCGTAGTCATAATTCGTAGGAATTATTGTATACGATGCTTTGACACTATCGCCAACCGTATTGTTGCTTACCTGTTCTTTTATCTTCTTTAAAAGATTTCCCTCTGTTTCCAACTTCGTTTTGTTTATACCATAAATATAATCTATTTTTCGCGTCATGTCAAGTAAAAAAAACATTTTATTTTCATTTGTGACGAAATCCGCAATTCCGACCGTACAGAGACGGGCAGAAGGCACCAGTTCATCACTATAATTACTAAAAATTGCTTCGTTGTGTTTGAACACATTAATCATGTGAAACGCCGAGACGATGTTGTCATTTATAATATCATTATACATCATTATGGGAACACTTTCAACCATTTTTTCAACTTCGCGATTGTCAACGATGTACATTTTATCCAACAAGCCAGATCTGGCGTACTCCTGCATTATACCATATACTACTTTGTTTTTGGTCTTTTGTTTTTCATTTATCAGATCTAAATCTGGTTTTATGAAAAGCAAGCTAATCGGACACCCCTTAAGACTTTCAAGAATTCTCAAGGCTGAACCAGATATGTCGCCGCCGCCGGCCATGACGAACAACACCTCTTTTCTCTTTT